AGGTGAGTTACAACAATACGGAATAAACTTTGAGAGATTTGAACAAGGTATAAAAAATATGCAGAGCTTATTAGTAAACAGATTTGACTATGTAAGATCTACATATATACCTTCAACAGGTTATGTAGGAAACTCAAAAACAGTATTACGAGTTAATTAATGCCAGACCAATCCCAAGTACAACCATTCTCTTTTAATTGTGAAGGTGGTTTAGTTCTTAACCAGTCTACGTTTGTTATGGAACCCGGGCAAGCTTTAGAATTAACTAACTTTGAGCCTGACGTTGAAGGTGGTTACAGAAGAATTAACGGACATAACCTTTACGTAATTCAACAAGTTCCTGCAACAGCACTTAGCAGTGAGCCTATGTTAATGTCTGCATTGTTTCACGATTACGTAGTAGCTGCTAGAGGAGAAAAAATATTTAGTTCTGCTAGTACTACGCTATCACAAAAAATTATAGCTAGTACTGCAATGACTGGGTCTGGTACTATAAATGCTAAAAATACAACTTCGTTTAGTTCTAGTGGTACTGTATACATTGACTCAGAAATATTTACTTATACAGGAAAAACAGCTACAACTTTTACTGGTGTAACTAGAGCAACAAGTAGTACTACAGCAGCACTACACGCAGCCAATACAGTTATATCTGAGAGTTGGACAGAAAGAGACACAGGAAGATCTGCAGCAGCTAAATATAAGTTTGAACGGTTTAACTTTGATGGCAATGATAAGTTTATTGTAGTAGATCAAGATAATGTACCTACCGTATTTAACACATCAATGGCAGCTACTGACGTATCAACATCTTCGGTAACAGGAGCTAAACACGTAGCTGCATTTAAAAACCACATGTTCTACTCTGGTATGTCTAGTACTCCTCAAGAAGTAGTATTTAGTAAACCCTTTGATGAGGATGATTTTACTTCTTCTGATGGTGCAGGTAGTATTAAAGTTGACGACACGATTGTAGGACTTAAAGTGTTCCGTGAAGATTTGTTTATATTTTGTGAAAACAGGATATTTAAACTGTCGGGAACATCTAGCACTAACTTTGCTGTTGTACCTGTTACACGTAACATTGGTTGCGTTAACGGAGATACAATACAAGAATTTGCTGGTGACTTAATTTTCTTAGGCCCAGATGGATTACGAACTATTGCTGGTACTGCAAGAATTGGTGACGTTGAGCTAGGTACAATTAGTTCTAATGTACAGTCTTTGTTTAGAGATAATCTTAATGACTCAGGAGCTTTTACTTCTTTAGTTATACCTGATAAAACACAATACAGAATTTTCTTTTCTAAAGACGGTGGAGCAGAAAAAAGTACAATAGGTGTTATTTGTGTTCTAAAAGGACAAACATTTGAGTTTGCTCAGATCAAAGGCATCAAACCTGCTTGTACAGATAGCGTAGTAGAATCAGGAAATGTCATACCTATACATGGAAGTTTTGATGGGTTTGTACATAGACAAGATCAAGGTAATACTTTTAACGGTACATTAGTAGAAGCTAAGTATCGTAGCCCAGATTTAACCTTTGGAGATCCGGGTATAAGAAAACATATGCAAAGGGTAAATATTAACTATGCACCTGAATCAACTATTGACGCAGATATGTTTGTACGGTATGATTACGAATCCCAAGATTCTTCAAGACCAGCAGCATATCCTTTAGACTCAACTGATGTTGCAGGTACTTACGGTGCAGTATCAATTTATGGTGGTTCTACGTATGGTGGTCCTTCACAGCCTATTGTAAGAAAATCAGTAGAAGGTTCAGGCTTTGCCGTAGCATTAAGAGTAGAAGACGGGGCTAATGCAACAGGTCCGTATTCATTAAAAGGATTTCAAATGGAATTTCAATTAGGGGCTAGAAGATAATGGGTGCAACCTATACAAGACAATCGGATTATGCAGATGGGGACACTATCAATGCAGCGGATACTAATGATGAGTTTGACCAACTCTTAGCTGCATTTACTGCTAGTTCAGGACACACTCACGATGGTACTGCAGGAGAAGGTGGACCAGTAACTAAACTATTAGGAAACACACTTACCTTTGGTGCAGGTACTGCAGGTACAGACATTACTATTACCTTTGATGGTGAAAATAGTGACGGTGTATTAAAGTGGATGGAAGACGAAGATCACTTCTTGTTTATGGATGACGTTGTTATAAACAGTACACAAAAATTGTACTTCTTTGATGAGGGTGACGAATACATATATGCTTCTACTAATGGTCAACTAGATATTGTAGCAGGAGCAGAAGTACAGATAGTTGCACCTGCCATAGATATAAATGGTGCAGTAGATATATCTTCTACACTTGCAGTTGCAGGTGTCTTAACAGGGGCTTCCCTAGACATTAGTGGTGACATAGACGTAGATGGAACTACAAACTTAGATGTTGTAGACATTGATGGCGCAGTTAACATGGCTACTACTGCCTTAGTAACAGGTGTTTTAACTACAACAGCTACACAGGTAGCGACTGGTGGGATCACAAGTGGTTCAAATATTGTTTCTGACACAGATAGCACTGATGATCTTGGTACAACTAGTGTTCGCTGGGCTAACTTGTATGTTGATGCTATTACTGCAACTGACCAAATAACAGCTACTGGATTTACTGGTACATTAGATGGTATTCTTGGGTCTGGATCTGCTGCGGCTGCGACTGTAACAACTCTTGATACAAGTGGTGCTGTTAACTTAAATCTTGTTACCGACTCAACTAGCTCAACTTCAGGTGCTTTGATTGTTGACGGTGGTGTTGGTATAGCTAAAAAACTATATGTAGGAACAGACTTAGATGTAGACGGTACAACTAACTTAGACGTAGTAGATATTGATGGCGCAGTTGACATGGCTAGTACACTAGCTGTAGCTGGAGTTTTAACTGGTGCGTCTTTAGACATATCAGGTGATATAGACATTGATGGCACAGCTAACTTAGATATTGTTGACATTGACGGTGCAGTTGATATGGCAACTACTCTTCAAGTTGATGGTGTTGCAACCTTTACTGGTAGAGACATTCACAGTGGTGGTATTACTATTGCTAATGCTGGACAAATTGGTTCAGTTGGAGATGCAGATGCAATCGCCATTGCAAGTGACGGTGTAGTGACACTTACACAAAAATTAATAGGCACAGAATTAGACATCTCTGGCAACATAGATGTAGACGGCACTACTAACTTAGATAATACAGATATAGATGGTACACTTGTCGTTGATGGATCTAACATATCATTAGACAGTACATCAACATTAAACATTGATAACTCTAATACAACAAATGGTATTACCATAGGTACTGCAACCTCTGGTGTACCTGTATCTATTGGTCACAGTACATCTGAAACTACAGTAAATGATAATTTAACGGTTACAGGTGATTTTACTGTTAACGGCACAACTACTACAGTTGCTACAACTAATATGGTAGTGGCAGATAACCTTATTGAACTTAACAACGGTGCAACATCTAACGCTAACGACAGCGGTATTGTTATTGAACGAGGTTCAACAGGTGACAACGCTATCTTTATGTGGGATGAAAGTGCAGATACATTTGTATTAGGTACAACAACAGCTACAGGATCTTCAACAGGAAGTCTTTCTGTTACTGATGGCGCACTACAAGCTGGTTCTCTTGATATTTCTGGTAACATAGATGTTGATGGCACAACAAACCTTGACGTGGTAGATATAGACGGTGCTGTAGATATGGCATCAACACTTACAGTGGCAGGTGTCGTTGATATAACTGACACGACTGACGCTAGTGATGCTACAGGTGATACAGGCGCATTACGGACTGAGGGTGGAGCTAGTATAGCCAAAAAACTATTTACAGGAGATGGCATAACTACGTCAACTGCCGCAGGAGATAGCAATTTTCCATTAACTGCTTATCATCCTACAGGCACTGCTGCACGAACTATAGCAAGATTTCAATCTAATGTAGGTAGTACAGGAGCTACTGTTGCATCTATTACGGCTGGTGGTAAAATAACCGCAACTGAGTTAGATGTATCAGGAGCAATAGACGTTGATGCAATTACACATTTAGATGTTGTAGATATTGACGGTGCTGTAGATATGGCTGAAAGTTTAACTCTTGCTGGTAATGCAGATTTTAATGGTGATTTAGACGTAGACGGTACAACTAATTTAGATGTCGTAGATGTAGATGGTGCAGCTAATTTTGCAGCAGACGTTACCTTTGCAGATGGTGCAGATATAATCACTGCTTCAGCAGGTACATCTAACTTCAGAGCAGGTGTCAACGCAGGTAACTCAATACAATCTGGCGGTAACTACAACACTGTTGTTGGTGACGAAGCTGGTACTGCGATTACTACGGGTGATGAAAATACTTTTATAGGATTTGATTCAGGTAAAGCAGTTACTACAGGACGATTTAACACTCTCATAGGAGCAGACTCAGGGGATGCTATTACAACAAGCGGTTACAATACAGCCATTGGTTGGGAATCTTTAAGTGCTAACACTTCAGGCGAAGTTCAA